AGCGTTTGCCCATGTCTCTGTCGGATCGTAATTTTGCCATTGTAAAGCTGCGGGAACTTCGCCCCAGTTATTTAGAAGTAAGTCCTGTAAAATTGTCCAGATTTGATCACCGTCGAAATCCTGACTTAGAACGCCGTCAGTAAGCGCTTTAGGTAATCGGCTTAGCGCACCCAGCGCGGTTATTTTTAATACTTGATTTATGCCTACGCTGCCAGCTGTAACGATCTCAATTCCAAAATCGACGACTGTGCCCCCAAATATAGGAACGTAAGTTGCTGTCGAATCTTGTAACTCGATCGAAACTGAATCGTTTATGTTTATGTTAACGATCGCCTGAGTTAGGTTTAGCAGCTCTAAATTACAATAGCCAGCCTGAGCCTGTTGGTAAATGTTATTTCGACCGCTTGAAATGGTTAGATTTGCCAGCGTGTAAGTCGTGTATTCGACGCCTTGAATCTTTACGCGCCAGACTGGGTTAAATACTGTCATTAGAACGCCAACGCATTTGCGCCATTTGTGCCACGATAGAAGCTGTTATTTAAAACGTCAACGATTCGGCGAGCTGTGCCTTCTTGGTCGATTGCTCCTGACACATTGATATAGATATTGCCACCACCGCCGCCTAGTTTGTTATTTGGAATAACGCGTCCATTACCTGATGGAACGAATAACTCTGGCCCTCGTTCTCCGACGATATAAGGACTATTAGCGTTAGCTAAACCGCCAGTTGCCAGCATTGGGATTTCTTGTAAATCTTTAGATCCGGGCTTTAGATTGTTAACAATGTTATAGCCCTTGATAAGTAAGTTAACGACCTTGATCGCCGCGTTAATGCCAGCGACGACGCCTTGAATTGCTTTGCTTACGCCCTCAATAATTAGGGCAACGCCTGAAAATGCGATTTTAAAAGTTGTACCGATAAAGGTCGCAAACGGTTTAGCAATAACTAAAAACGCGGTTAAGCCAGCACCTAACAGCTTAAAAAATCCTGTGTTATCGGAAACAGCTGTGCCGATTGCTGTGAATATATTTTTAACGCCTTGAATTACTGGTGTTAAAGTAGCTTTAAATATAGGTACGACGTATTTGTTTATGTAATCGTATAACGCGGTTAAGCCCGGTAGAAACGTATCTTTGAAAAATGTTCCTAGCGTTTCAAATACTGGTTGTAAGTCCTCGCCTATATCTTTGGCAAGCGTGCTCAGAGTTGGGATTACTTTATCGACGAATAAAGTAACCATTGGAGTAATCGCGTCGAGTACGAATGCTCCTACGGTTTCCTTGCCCTCATCAAAAGCAATTTTTAAACGTTCAATCTTTCCCGCAAAAGTATCAGCCGCAGCGTTAGCGGATCCTTCATAAGTTTTTGTTACAGCGGCTATCGCTTCATCAAAACTCATCGTCTTGAGTTCGGCAGCTGTTAAACCGATGTCTAATTTGGCTAGTGCTGCCGTATTGCCGTCATAAGCTTTAGCAATTAAGTTTGATGTAGTTTCGAGCGATTTTCCTGATCCGACTGACGCGTCTAGTGCTACCTGTTGAAGCTTCATAGCTGCTTCGACGTCGCCCGTACTCTTAACTAAACGGGCAAATGATGGGCGTAATTCGTCGTCGGTTACGCCGACTGCGAGCGCTGTTTTAGTTATGTATGACTCGACTGAAACGATAGTTGCGTCTGTTGCCGTTGTAACGTTTTTAATTGCTGTTGCGAGTTTGACTTGTGCGGCTTCGTCCTCGATCGCAGCTTTAACGCCATCGACTAGCAACGCGCCAGCATAGGCAAGCGCCGCCGCGCCAGCGACAGCGAACGCAGCTCCAGCAGCAGCACCGAAACTGCTTAACTTACCGCCGAAAGTGTCTGTATCTGTACCCGCGTCTGATAAGCCTTTTTTTAGATTATCGACGTCAGCTAATATCGAGAGCTTAAGCGTTCTTGATCCGTCAGCCATTAGTCGAACCTCTTAACTATTGATGTGAACGCCTTTTCCCACTCAGCGATTAAGTAGCTTTGCTCAGCTCGTAGTGTTGGGTAAATGAAATAGCCAGTTGATCCGCGCCCGGTCGATCCTGACCAGATTGGGAATTGCTTATATTTATTTGATCCAAATTCTGAGCCACCCCATAAATCGCGAGTAGTCGCGCCGCCACTAAATTTCTGTCCAGCAAAACCAAACGAAATTTCGCCAATCTTAGACGACTTACTCACTTTAGAACCTTCAGCGATTCGACTTGCGACAGGCGATGAGTTAAGCGACCCAGCAGCCGACGTAATCTTGCCTTTTAAATAATCAGCTAACGCACTCGATTGCTCTTTAGCTTGAGAAATGGCTTCATCGTCCATCGCTTTAAAGGCTCCGGTAATAGCGCGAAGTTCGGCTTTGTCGTACTGGACGACTTCCTTACTTTCCGCCATTTCGTTTCTCCAATATCTCGAGCGCTGTCAATATGTCCGCCGCGTCCACCCACTCACTCATCGGAATCCCTGTCGCGATCGACAGCTCTACGATTAAGTAGCTTAGGCTTCCTCGGCTGTGGCTTTTGGGCTTTCGGTATCTCCGACCGTAATATCAACCACCATTTCGCACCATACTTCGTAAGGTTTGACTGGCTTACCAGCTGCCTCACGCTTTAGGGCGTTCCATGCTAGAAACATTAAGTCGGATATACCGATTTTTTCCTGAGCCTGTTGAATTGTGTAACCAGTTTTTTGTTCCCACTTTGCGAACTCTGGTGGTTGCGCTGTGGTGGTAACTGTCTGACCGTCGGTCGTTTCGATATGTATTTGTAGTTTCATGCTCCCGATTTCTTTTCTATAGTGTTGGTGTGGTTACGCAAGTAAAGCTGAGCGATACTGTCTGAGCGTCTGGAGCTGTGCCGCCAGCGCTCGGAAAGATTGGCTGAACGTCGAAATTGAATACTGATCCGCTCGCAGCTGTAAACACGACCGCTAATGGTGTGTTCGGTGCTGTGTCGGCTGCGTTCCATAGTGAAGCGCACAGCGATCCGCCAGCTGGCCAATCGGCAAGCATTTCAACGTCGAAAGTTCCCTGAGTATCAGTAGTGAAATAAGCCTTACCGTCTAGTGTCTGGTAAGTGTTGATCGTTGACTCGATTGTAAGAGTCGCAGCTGTTGCTTGAGCGTCGTAAGTATCACCGTCAATAGTGAAAGTGATATCGCGCCCCGTTACGATTGTTGTTGGCATTTTTTCTCCTAGTTTTCTTGCTTGTAGTAAGTGGAAACGTCAATATCCGAAATAAGTAAATTACTCGAACCTAACGCAATAATCGACGGACGCGATACGTCGCCGACGATATATCCCGACGGAATAGCCGCGAGAATCTGTATGACTAGCTTCTCGAGATTATCGAGAGCGCCCGCGTTGTTGTTGTACGCGACGGCGGCTGAGATTGTAAAATTGACTTTTAATTGGATCGAGCTACTGATTAAAGTGGTTTCCAGATACGGCGTTCCGGGAACAATTATCGCGGCTGGCGGGATTACCGCCTCGGGAACTGACTCGTACACCGACGCCGTTACGCCAGCGAGAGCGGTCGCTAGTGGCGCACGAACGTCAGCTTGAATTGAGGTTGGCATTATTGACCCATTGTCTCGACGTCAATAAACGGAGCTAATAATCCTACGACGCGATTCTGTAATGATCGACCCAGTACGAACGGCGATGGATTGAAATCAACCTGTGCCGAAGTATTGCCCGGAGCTGTGATCGACTGAAAGACCTCGACCGATACGACTAGCAGCGCCGACTTTATTGGCGCTACGCCTGAATATAGATCGTCAGCTGTTGAGCCATTAAGTACGGCTAAACCAGCTGGAATTTTAGGTGTAAATATTTGATCTGGTGCTGCTGTGGCTGTTGTGAATATGTATGGCGCGATTTGATGATCGTTGACTGTAACGGTTAGATCGAACGCAGCTCCGCAGCCTGAAATGATTACAGCTTGACCGGGCACAAAATAATTTATGCGTTGAGTCGTATAAAACGCCATGCCATCTTTGACTTCGATTCCTGTAATTGCTGACTGATAACCAGTTAGCAACGGCAAGATCGCGCCCTCGGCGCTTTCGATCATTAGATCAAGATATGCGTCCGAGTAAAGAGAAACGCTAACGCCTAGCACGTCGCGAAGTTCTTGCGCTGTAACTATTTGTGGCATTAGCGTTCCTCTCTCTATTCTGCTCGGTCGCCTCGGGAGCGAAACGACCGATGATTATTTCTTAGTTATCTCAGGTCTGGTTCCAGCAAGCGCCGAAAGGAATCTTTGGAGCGATTGCGGCGTAACCGTAGTAAAGAATATCTACTGTTCCGTCTGATTGGATATTTGTGCGAAGTTCGAAACGTGGAGATTCGTACCATGTCCATGCGTCAGGGTTAACGACAACCATCGAGAAATCGCCAGC